TTTAATGACGGGGTTTATCAGTATCACAAAGGCAATACTGCCCCGTTACAGGAGGAGACGTTTGACGGCGTAGTGGTTCCACTGGCTATCCCTAAACCGTTTTTATCGCTGGTGGAAGAAATCAGCGAGTGGCAGGCGAAGAACGGCAATTTAGGAGCGTATCAGTCGGAGTCATTTGGCGGCTATTCGTACAGCAGGGCAACAAATTCTAAAGGCGAGGCTTACACGTGGCAGGATGCCTTTAGGGCACGTTTGAATCCGTGGAGGAAAATGGCATGAGTTTGATTAATGAATTTTTACAAGATTGCATACTCATGGATAAAAAACGCACTTCTGACGGCGAGGGTGGATTTATCACCGAGTGGGTGGAAGGTGCTAAAATACAGGCGGCAATAATCCAAGATACCTCTATGTCTGCCAGGGTGGCAGAGAAAGAGGGTGTAACAGCAACATATACAATTACTACAGCTAAAACAGTAAAGCTAGACTATCATGATGTATTAAAAACAAAAGACGGAAAAATTTTTAGAGTTACATCAAATGCAGGAGAAAAAGAAACCCCTGCGTCGTCTAATTTAGACATAGCACAGGTCCCGGCGGAGAAGTGGGAGTTAACGTCATGACCCCAACAGCGGCACTGTATCAGTTCTGGTCTTCTTTTGGCATAACTGCATATCCGTCTAACAGGGTGCCGGAGGATACCGCATTCCCTTTTATCACATACGAACCAATTACAGCAAACTGGTGGACGGGCACAGCCGCCGCCAGCACTGTAAACGTATGGTACCACACAGAATCAGAGGCAATTCCAAACAAAAAGGCAAAAGAAATCAGCGACAAATTGCAAGGAGGAACCACGGTCAAGTGCGATGATGGAATCATTTTTCTGTCTCAGGACCAGCCGTGGACTCCTTTAGTCGATGAAGCCGACTCGTCAATAGTACGCAGATACACAGTAATAACTATGCAATTTATAACTATTTAACGAGGTGAGCAAATGAAGTATACACAGGTACCTTCTGACCTTTTTAAAAAAATTCAGCTTAATGCTGGTATTATCGCATCAACTTTTGAGCCAGAAACAGGTGCTATAACACCAGCCAATATCCTTATGGCTACCAGCGGTGGTTGCGAATTTAGCGCAGAGCCATCTTTTACCGATTTTGGCGAAGACATTGACAACGTGCCTGAAAACACGAAGGAATTAAAAAAAATCGAATCTATCGAAGTAAAATTATCAGGTACAGCTGTTACCATGGATACCACACAGGCTAAAAGCTTTATGGCGGCGGCAGACGTAGCAGGGAATAAAATTACACCAAGAGCAGATTTAAAAGCAGAAGATTTTAAGGATATTTGGTGGATTGGTGACTATTCAGACGAAAATTCCGGGGATTCCGCCGGATTTATCGCAATTAAAATCATGAACGCACTTTCAACGGGCGGTTTCAAGGTTAAATCTGACGATAAGGCAAAAGGCAATTTTGACTTCGAATACACAGGGCATTACAGCATTGAGAACATAGAGGCAGTACCTTACGAGGTCTATATCAAAACAGGCGAAGCGGCGTAGGAGGTAAAGCATGAGATTATCAGATTTAACAGCAGAACAGGGATTAGAAGCCATTGCAAATTCCCTTGAGTATATCGGCAATATCGTAGATGATGACGTGGCGCTTGAACTTTGCCAGAAGCTTGTACCGCAGGAAGGAGAGAAATACATCAAAGTCTTTGCTAGAGGGGCTAAAACAGCTCCTAAGCTGTTAAAAACGCACAAAGATGATGTAATTGGAATTTTAGCAGCGTTTGAATTACAGAGCATCGAGGAATACAAGAAAAAGCACAAATTAATGGATATTATCAAAGGTGTTGTTGACCTTGTCAATGAGCCGGAGGTACGTCAGCTTTTTTTCTCAGCGCCAACAAGCGCAGCAGAAGAACCCTCTGGAGATGCGCAGGAGAATACAGAGGAAGAAGCGTAAAGGGATTCTTGTTGTACGTCAAAGCTAAGATTTTAGACGATACAGAGGAACTAATTTACAAGCGATATATAACCGATGGATTGAAAGATATAACCGAGAGCGTTTCGCAGGCATTTGGTGGAAATTATCTTTCTGTCTCATTTTTTGATTTAATTGATAACAATAAAAAACAAACAGCAACAACAAGGACTGGCGAAGAAATAGCCACGGACGTCATTAAAAGAGCCGGATTGGTGGTGATGGATAGTTGAATGTAATGGAGTTGTTTGTCACTCTGGCAATCAAAGACACCGCATATAAGCAGGGGCTGAAAGACGCAGAAGGTAACGCCAGCTCGTCCACATCAAAAATCGGCGGGGCATTTAAAGCGGTCGGGAAAGTAGCTAAAACAGCTATGGTGGCTGGCTCTGCCGCCGCTGTTGCATTTACAAAAACATCAATAGATGCCGGGATGAATTTTGATACTGCGATGTCTCAGGTAGCGGCTACTATGGGAACAACCGTAGACAAAATAGGAAACGTCAAAGCTAAGGCCGAGGAAATGGGGCGCACAACAAAGTACACCGCAACAGAAGCGGCGGAAGGAATGAATATCCTTGCCCAGGCTGGTTTGTCGGCCGACGAACAGATTAGCGGTATCGGAACAGTACTTAACCTTGCCTCTGCCGGCGCTATGAGTCTGGAAGAATCGGCATCATATACTGCCGGAGCTGTAAAAGGCTTTGGCGACTCAATGAGTAATGCATCTTACTATGCCGATTTGATGGCAAAAGGTGCTACTCTTGCCAATACGGATGTAAGAGGACTTGGAGAGGCTTTTTCCGGTTCTGCTGCCACGGCAAAAAACTACGGCCAATCGGCGGACAGTGTCACACTTTCCCTGCTCCGCTTAGCAGAGCAGAACGTAACAGGCTCTGTAGCATCTGTAGCGTTAAACAGGGCAATGGCAGATTTATATACCCCGACTGATAACGCATCGAAAGCATTAAGCCAGTTGGGGGTATCTGCCTACGAAGCCAACGGAGATGCAAAGGATTTTAATGACCTCGTAGACGAACTGAATGGCTCTTTGCAGGGTATGACAGCGGAACAAAAAAACAACGCTCTTGCAACGATTTTTACAACGCAAGGCTTACAGGCATTTAATAAAATGACTGCCTCAAGCGATGCAACTGTACAAAAATTTTGGAAAGGAATACAGGATTCTTCCGGCTCCGCGGCACAGCAGGCGGCTACGCAGTTAGATAACTTGCAGGGCGACATAACCTTACTATCTAGCGCCACAGAAGGCCTGCAACTTGCTTTTTACAATACCTTTTCGGGTACTATCCGTGGTGCCGTCAAAGGTATAACAAGCGAGGTTGGCGGATTAGCTGAGGCGATGGAATCCGGCGGCATAAGTGGCGCCCTTTCCAAACTAGCACAAGATGCAATCAACTTTAGCGGTCAGTTACCGGGACTTGCAAAAATCGGTGGCGACCTTATAAACGGGCTGATTTCGGGCGCTGCTCAAAATTCCGGCGGCATTACAAGCGCGGTCAGCCAGTTATTAAACAACCTTGCATCGACAATTTCTACGGGATTAAGCGTGCTTACGTCCGTAGGCGTAAATCTGTTGACAACTATTGCTAGCGGCATGGCGCAAGGTATCCCAAACTTTTTGGCACAGGCACTTCCGATGCTGACACAATTCTCCGCACAGCTTCGGGCGAACGCAGGACAGTTAATTGACGCAGGATTGCAGTTAATTTTAAACATCGCGCAGGGTATAGCCAACAGCCTGCCTACGTTAATAACGTATATTCCACAAATCGTTACTAATATAGCCAATATTATTAACGACAATGCGCCGAAATTAATTGCAACAGGATTAAAAATCATTGTGACCCTTGGGTCAGGCATTGTGCAGGCTATCCCGTCCTTAATTGCTAACATTCCGCAAATTATACAGGCAATTGTAGCAGTTGTTACAGCGTTTAACTGGGTATCGTTAGGCGGTAAGGTGACGAAGGGCCTTGCGAACGGCATCAAAAAAATGGCAGGAACCGCAAAAGGAGCGGCCAAGAGTATTGCAACAAGCATCAAGGGAGCCTTGCAAAATCTTCCGTCTACGCTCAAATCGCTAGGCAGCAAGGGCATACAAGGGCTTAAATCTGCATTTAAAGCCGGAGTGGGTGCTTTGCGTGGCGTGGCTAAAAACATTGTGTCAGCAATAGCGCAAGCAATCTCCAGTCTGCCAAGTAAATTGTTAGGATTTGCCAGAAAGGCTGTCAGCGGCATCAAAGGGGCATTTAAAGCTGGGTGGAGCGCAGTCGGAAAGAACGTTGTATCAGGAATTGCTAATGGTATCTCCGGCGGAGTGGGAGCGGTTATCAGTGCGGCAAAGAGAGCGGCAAAGAGAGCGTTGTCGGCGGCTAAAAGCGCACTGGGAATCCATTCCCCGTCTCGTAAGTTTAGAGACGAGGTGGGAAAACAAATTGTCGCAGGTATGGCACAGGGTATTACAAAAAATACCAAAAAGGCTACTAGCGCGGGAGCCAAACTGGCTAATGCTGTTTATAAATCCGTGAGCAAAGCGCAGAAAAAGGCAAACAATAAGAGCAAAAAGAAATCAAGAAAAAATTCGGGAGAACAGTTAACGCGTGCACTTGTTAATGCGGCGTCAACAAAAGTTACTAAATTAAAAAATAGTAACAAAATCAGCGAAAAACAAGAAGTGCTGTACTGGAAAACGATTTTAAAGCACGCAAAGAAGGGCACGGCGGCATATCGTTCGGCGTTAAGTAAATTTACATCTGCAAAGAAAACGTACAATAAAGATGTGAAAAAACTTAACACAACTTTTAAGTCAGATATAAGCAGCGTACAAAAACAGCTTATTTCAGACATTCAGGCGGTTGTAAAAACCTATGACGATGCGGTAACAAGCCGAAAGGATGCGTTATTTAGTGCGACCAAACTCACGTCGGCTTTTTCGCTAAACAAAAGTACCGCCGACATGGATGCTGACACGATTCTTGACAATCTGCAAACCCACGTTGACGGATTAACAGACTACAGTAATACACTTGAGAAAATTAAGAAACGGCTAGGCAAGAGCAACCGGGCAATCTACGACGATTTAACCAGCTATGATGTAACGGATACAGGATTTTTAGAAGCTATTGCAAACATGACGGACAAGGAATTTTCCGAGTTTGTGAAGCTGTATAATAAAAAATCAAGTATTGCATTAAAAGAGGCAGTCAGTGAAAACGACGTTTTGAAAGCGTCCACAGAGGCGCAGATAAAGACGTTGATTAAAAACGCAGGCAACCAAGTACAGAAGCTTGAGGACGCTTACAATAAAAACCTCAAAAAGCTAGGCTCCAAGACCAGAGCTAACGCGAAAAAAATCGGGGAAAATATTGTAAAAGGCATGAGTAAGGGCATCAAATCACAATACAGCGAATTAAATAATGCCGTTAAGAACATTATGAACTCCGTTGTCTCTACGTCTAAAAAGTCTCTACAAATCAAGAGTCCGTCCCGTGTATTTGCAAACCAAGTTGGAAAATTTATCCCTCTTGGAATCGCACGGGGCATCGAAAACAACGCAGATAGCGTCTATAGCACATTATCTACGCTAAGTAGCAATGCATTGCTGGCAGGCGATTGGAGCACAGGCTACAACGCGCAAAGGACTGCGACAGGGCAGGTAAATGATAACGTGTCAGGGATTTTGACAGCTATTTTGGAGCTTATGCGGCAATATTTTCCCAACTTTGGCGCGGAAGGATATGACCCGCGTGGTATGGCAAAAATGATGGCTCCTTATATTGACAGGCAATTAGGACAGATTCAGGCTAACAACAGTAGGAGGTGAGTAGAATGATATATGGCACACAGTTTGGAGATAAGCACTCAACAAAAGACTGGGGCGTTTATCCTTCTATTCGCCCCGAAATCGGTTTACCTGAAACCAACACGAATTACGTAGAAATCCCTTACTCTAACGTTACATTGGATTTTACGGAGGTCTTGACTGGGTTTCCAACCTACCGAAACCGTGAGATAACATGGAAATTTTTGTATATAGGCAAGCGCGAAGATTGGTCTAATAAATACAGCGAAATTGCTAGAGATGTACATGGCAAAAGACTGAAAATTATTATGGATGAAGACCCCAGCTACTATTATATGGGACGATGTGAAATGGAGTCGTGGGAATCTGACAGACTTTCGTCAACTATTACGATTAAAGCTACCTGCGAACCGTTTAAATATGAATTAAAATCTAGTTTAGAGGACTGGCTCTGGGATCCGTTTGATTTTGATACGGATGTGGCAAGAGAGTACAAAGATTTGGAAATTGACGGAACATATGAGCTTGAAATTTTTGCAGCAGATATGCCCGAATCCCCTGAGTTTATTGTAGCGGGCAGCGTAACAGTAGAAATATATGGCAAAACTTACAGTTTACCAGAGGGACATAGTAAAATATCGGGCTTAACAATCACGCGGGACACAACTATTATTTTCTCAGGAAAAGGTACTGTGTCAGTAGATTACAAAGGAGGTCATTTATAGTGTATACAATAAAAGCAGACTCAGGCATACTATATGACCCTCTGCAAAATGATTACGCTCTTGAGAGCGCAAAATTAACCGTTGAGGCAAACAAATCGGCTGTACTGGAGGCAACTGTCCCGGTTCTTAATCCTGCTTATTCGCGATTAAAGAGGCTGACAGATTTTATATATGCATATCAAGACGGCGAAGAAATTTTCCGGGGCAGAATTTTGCACCAAGAAAGCAATTTTTTACTCGAAAAGGAACTGTATTGCGAGGGAGAATTAGGATTCCTACAAGATAGCATCCAACGTCCCTATAATTTTAAAGGTGGAGTAAAAGAGCTGTTTACGCAGTATATAAATAATCACAATGAGCAAGTAGAAAAGAGCAAGCAATTTACAGTCGGGCGTGTGACGGTTACGGATAGCAATGACAAAATAGTTCGCTCGAATGAAAACTACACAACGACGTACGCAGAAATGACTGACAAATTAACAGGCAATGAGAATACAGGAGGGTACATCGTGCCGCGATTATCTGATGGCACCCGGTACCTTGACTACCTCAAAGAATTTGAGCGAACATCACGACAAACCATCGAATTTGGTAGTAATCTGTTAGACTTAACAGAAAGTATCACGGCTGACGATGTTTATACCGTACTTATCCCGATTGGTGCCGAAGGATTGACGGTAAAAAAAGCAAATGATGGAAAAGATTATGTGGAATCACAAGAAGGAATCAAACTATTTGGACGCATCACAAAAACAAAGCAGTATGATGATATATATATTGCAAATAAGTTACTTGCGGCGTCCAAAAAGGATGTAGAGAGCGGATATTTAAACTCACTTTCCCTTGCGGTCACCGCCTCAAATTTACATCTGTTAAACGTAAACACAGACGATATTAAACTAGGTGACAAAGTCAAAGTTGTTTCTGCTCCGCATGGTATCAATGAGTATTTTAACTGTAATAAGATTGTTTATAATTTTTTAAATCCATCTCAAACAGAGTATACATTTGGCTACACAGGCAACACCCTGACGGGAAATGGTGGAGCAGATAAGAGTATTAAGCAATTACTGGCCAATGCACAGCAGACAGCCAATGGAGCACAACAGACAGCACAAGGAGCACAGCAGACAGCCAATGGAGCACAACAGACAGCACAAGAAGCATTGAGGATCGCAGAAAATGCTATGGTCGATACGGTCGAAAAGATATATCCAATCGGCTCCATTTATTGTACTGTCGATGATACGAGTCCAAGTACAACTCTTGGAGGAACATGGGAATTGTTTGATACCATAGTAACCAGCAGCCAACTATCTCTCTACGCGTGGAAACGAATAGAACAGGAGGAATAAAAATGGCGTTTATTACAGATATTTTAAACACAATCAAGAACGCCCGCAAAGGGAAAGACATGCGTCAAGCTATACATGACGGCATTGAGCAATGCTACAAGGATGCAACTGGGCACCCAGAAAGCGTAGCGGAAACAGTCAAGAAAATCGGAGAGGTATCTGCAAATCTATTAAAAGAAACTGCCGACCGTAAGGCTGAGGTAAACACAGAGCGCAAGAGGATTGACAATCTAATTAAGGAACTTCCAACAACCGCAGGAGAATACCAGCAGAGCAAGTTGGTCTCACATGGTTACAATAACACTGCGGTTAAGTGCACTACAACTTCCGGAAACTATACGAACGTCCCGACTTTTACAACAGATCAAGGAGGCCCATTATCTTCTTTGCATACAAAAAAATCAAATTATCAGATCGCAGTAAACAAGAGTGGGTTGTACTTATTTGAATTAAGAATCCATGTAAACTCTCTTGTTGCAAATAAACGAGTCGAGTTAGTTCCATTTATAAACAATACTCGTAATGCAGCATTGGCATCATCATATAATACCGTTGGCAATTTTACACTAACCACGGTTGCAGCATTGCCGATTTGGTTAAGCGCAAATGATACAGTAGATTTTCGAATTGCACCGATTGATGCAGCGGAAGTAAGCTTGCAATTGGGAGATGTGCTTGTATATGCGATTGATTGGGAAGATAAATTCAAGATTCCAGATTATACCGGGTACGCAGCGGAGACGAAAGATATTCGGACCGGAGCGGACGGTACTGTATATGGAACAGCTGGGGAAGCGGTAAGAAAGCAAATTGGTAATCTAACGGAAGAGTTAGATAACAAAATAGAACACGTTGGCAGATATAAAGAATATGATATTGGAGCTCCAAGCGTTGGAACATATTGGAACAAAAGTGCTAAAAAACAGCTTGAATCCGAAACATATCAATCGTTCAATCCAATTTCACTAAAGGCTGGAACATATCATTATGAAAATATGAGTGGCTCTTTTACTTTTTACGAAGATACTGACGGAAATTGGATACCGATTGGTAAATATACAGCGTCAGGTAATGGTGATGTAGAAATACCGAATGATACTACAATGTATATTACCGAAATGCAGAAATCTGGTGTATTCGCTGGTGCCAAATTATCTTCCGGTGACATTACACAGAAAGAATCTAACTGGTTCAAAAATCCAAAATATAACATTGACGATATCAATAACACTTTGGAAAGTTTAAGTGATTCTGTAAATGATATAAAAAGTGTAGATGGTTCTGCAATAAAAGAATATTGCATATATGTCTCAACCACAGGCTCAGATACGAGTGGTGATGGTTCGGAAGAAAAACCATTTGCTACTATTTACCATGCAAATGAAACGATTACCGATAATTCTTACACAAAAAGATACAGAATTATCGTATTACCGGGAACATACACAGATTTACAAGACAAATACACAGGTATAACACCTACTGGCAAGTATCAAGGTGTTATAACAAAACCTTGGGTTACTTATGAGTCAAAGAGAGGAAACCCTAAAGATACTATTATTGAATGGGATGGTTCAACAGGATTGGAGAATCCTACAAGAGATGACGTTGTAGAGAAATGTGCTTTTCATATTGTTTCATTACCAAGGACATTTACAGCCATTAAAGGATTTACAATAAAAAGTAAAAACACAAGATATGCTATGCATTGTGAGAGTAGTAGTAGGGGAATACAAGGTGAGTGGCTTATTGAGAATTGTATATTCGATTGGGGCGGATGTCCTGATATAAGTGATGATACAGGAAAATTTCCTGCAATAGGAATTGGTATGAGTCCTTGCGAAAAAGGTACGATTAAATTTTGCAAAATCGTTACGACTACTGTTGAAACAATGCTTGTACATGACGGAAAAAACAAGGACGGAAATAGTGCTGTTATATTAGGCGCAGAACTGAATTTTATAAAATGTGATTTGGGAACTGGAAGGTTACAATTTCAGAGCATTTATCCGAAGTCTGGCGAAATTAACGCAAAAACAAATAACGTTTGTAACTTGATAAGTTGCACACAAATAAACAACCTTTATAGTTATATTTCATCGCTTAATTCAGATGACGAAATGGTATGGAGAGTTTATGGAAAAGACTGTGACTTTGCGAGTTATGGTAATATGAGTGACTATGTTTATAAAATCGGAACTGCAAATAATGTATCTAACTAAGCTAAATGGAGCTTTAATTAATTTATAAAAACAAAAGAAAAATAATTTTTAAGGAGGAATGGAGATGGTAGATATTATGTTACCCTTAATAACTTGTATTTTTGTAGTTTTTGATTTGGTTAGCGGTGGAGTAGCTGCCTGTGCCAACCACAAGTGGAAATCCTCAGAAATGAGGAAAGGATTGTATCACAAATTTGGCTCCATTATGCTTGTAGTGCTTGCGTATCTTATCGACTACGCCCAGAAATATGTAGACTTGGGCTTTCGGGTGCCTATTGCCGCAGGAGTTTGTGTTTACATCATTTTGATGGAGCTAGGCTCTATCATGGAGAATATTGGAAAAATCAACCCGGATTTATTGCCGGCCAAGGTTAGAGCAATTTTAGGACTGGACAAAACGAAATAAATTTACGTAATTTTTGCGTGTTTGAGGTGATACAGTGAACAGAAGTTTGATTAAAAAACTCTGGAAATTAGGCGATAAACAATTTATTGATTACGCCTTGTCGTGTGCTCGTTTAACCTTGCGAGAACGCGAAACTGTACAGTACTTGCTTTTTGATGGATTAACACAGGAGCAAGCCGCCGAGAAAATGGATATAAGCACGAGAGGATTACAAGGGCTGTGGAGTTGTGCTGTGGAAAAAATTTTATTAGTTCCCGGCACGATCCCGTACATAAACAGTCTATGAGAAACCAAAGATAACTAAAAATCATGCGATAAATAAGCGTACTACCTTCGTGGCGGTACGCTTATTTATTTGCGATAATAAAACTATAAGGAGGGCGGAGAGATGTATCAATATTGGAATCCTAACCCAGCGGCGGCAAAAGTGGGAGATTGCACCGTGCGCGCTATCTCAAAAGCTACAAAGCAAACGTGGGAAGAAACATATATACAACTTGCCCTGTACGGCTTAATGTTGTCAGATATGCCCTCAGCTAATGCAGTGTGGGGTGCATACCTCAAAGATAAGGGGTTTAATCGCTACATAATCCCCGATGAGTACATGACTTGCACTGTATCGGAATTTGCAAACAACCACCCAGAAGGGGCTTATATATTAGCACTGTCAGGACACGTTATAGCGGTAATTGATGGCAATTACTACGATACGTGGGACAGCGGAGCAATGACACCTATCTACTATTGGAGGGAAGGAGGAAAATAAATGTTCGGTTATCCACAATATCCACAACAATATCCACAGTATCCGCAATATCCACAACCGGATTATCTTGACCAGCTCAATCGACTAAAACAACAGCAGGCGCCGCCTCAACAAATGCAACAGCAATCTAATCCTGATGAGCGGATTTGGGTGCAAGGACAGGGCGCGGCGGAGGCGTATTTAGTAGCACCAAATTCTTTTGTCCGTTTGTGGGACAGCCAAGCACCGATTTTTTATGAAAAAAGAGCGGACCAGACGGGCAGACCGTTTTTAGAGGTGTTTGAATATAAGCGAAAAGGCACAGATTCGCCCACAGCGGAGCTTTCACAGTCTAGTCAACCAATTAACTACGAGGAACGCTTAAATGCTTTAGAAAGGCAAATGGAGACGTTAAGAAGGAGGGTATTGAATGAATCTCAATCCAATGCAGATGATACAGCAGTTTCAACAGTTCAGGCAGCAGTTCCAAGGGGACCCGAAACAGGAAGTACAAAACCTGCTAAATAGCGGGCAAATGAGCCAGCAACAGTACAACCAGTTGCAGGGCATGGCAACACAGTTTCAAAACCTTTTAAAGGGTTTTAAATAAATAAATAAAAAGGAGTGATTTCATGGGATTAACAACAGACGGAATGAGTCCGGCAGATTTGGCGGCAGTCACAGGCAACAATAACGGCGCATTTGGCGAGGGTAACGGTGCTTGGTGGATTATCATTCTTTTCCTTTTCATCTTCTGTGGATGGGGAAACGGAAATGGATGGAATAACGGTGGCGGAGGCGCGGCAGATAACTATGTATTAGCTTCTGACTTTGCAACCTTACAGCGCCAGATTGATAGCGGCATTTCCTCCCTTGAGCGCAAGGGTGATGCTATCAACACCGGTATTTGTGACGGATTTTATGCAATGAACACCTCTCTGCTCAACGGATTTGCAGGAACAAATAGCACAATCCAGCAGAACGGCTACGATACACGAAATGCAATCCAGCAGGGACAGATCGCAGATATGCAGAGCTTTAATGCTTTACAGGCACAGTTAGCACAGTGTTGTTGTGATAACAAACAGGCTATTGCAGGTGTTAACTACAACATGGCGATGAATACCAATGCAATCCAGCAGGAAGTTACAAACGGCTTCTGTCAGACAAACTTTAACAACGCAAACAATACAAGAGACATCATTGACAACCAGAATAACAACGCTAGAGCCATCCTCGATGCCCTCACAGCGCAGAGAATCGAAGCTAAGGACGCTAAGATTGCCGAGCAGAATCAGCAGTTATTTGCGGCACAGTTAGCGGCTTCTCAGGCGTCACAGAACGAAACCTTAAAGGCATACATGCAGGGCCAGTTTACTTATTACAACCCTAGACCAGTGCCAGCTTTTCCGGTTTCCGCACCATATCAGTACGGTAACTGCGGATGCAATACCGGTTGCGGATGCTAAAATTTTATAATTAGCAGCTTCCTGCGTTGACGGGATTGTTCGGCTTGTGCCGATGATGCTTATAGCGGCGGGGCAATCGTTCCGCCGTTTATTATTAAAAAAGGAGTGATAACGTGGCAGAATTTACTAATAGCAATATCGTAACCGTAGCAGCGGGGCAGAATTTACCGCTCACAGAGACAGCCGTAAAGTGCGGTAGCTGTATTACACACCGGGAGGGAGCAGGAATTGTGACCCTTAGAGGCCTTACAAACCAGTGCAGGGCGCGCTATAAGGTCAGCTTTGGGGCTAATATCGCCATACCCGCCGGTGGAACTGTGACACCTATTTCTATTGCCTTGGCAATCGCCGGAGAACCATTAAATAGTGCGACAGCAATCGTAACACCTGCGGCGGCAGGCGAATATTTTAATGTATTTACGGCGGCATTTATTGACGTTCCGCGTGGATGTTGCATAACAATCGCAGTTGAAAATACATCTACGCAGGCAATTAGTATAGCCAATAGCAATTTAATCGCCGAGAGAGTAGCATAAAAGGAGGGCGAAAAATGGAATCATTACACAAATTAAAAAAGATGATGTGCAGGGAGCTGGACGAGATTTCCAACAAAGGCGATATGAGCGCCGGGGATTTGGAAGCAGTCCATAAACTGACGGATACAATTAAAAACATCGACAAAATTATGTACTTAGAGAGCGATGATGAGTACAGCCGTGGCGGCGACTGGAACGCATCGGGAAGATATAGCCGTGGGCGTTATCCCGACATGGACTACGGCGACTACAGCAACGCTCGTAGAGGTCAGCATTATGTGAGGGGTCATTACTCTTACAACGATGCAAAAATGCAGGTAAAAGAGACTATTAAAGACATGATGCATGACAGTAATCTGTCTAGCACAGATCAGGCAGCTTTAGGCAGGGCGTTAGCAGAATTAGACCGATAAAAGGAAGGAGTGCCGCAATGATTAATATGAGCGAAATTAATGCCGAAATTGCGGCATTAGAGGCAGGAAAAACAACCTACGCCACTTGCGAACGGCTTTCGATTTTATACAATGTACGCAATAATCTGGAGCCAGATAAGGCGCCAAGCCAACCGACACCAAAAACAGCATATTATTCTTACGCATCCGAACCGGAATCTGAATTTAAGGAGGTAGCCCGGAAAGCAGACTTTGAGCACTTATTACGCGTGCTTGACGAACACATGAAAGCTATAGAAGCAATGTATCCGCGAGAATATCGGTCAGTTTTGCGAAAAATAAAAGAGGGCGCTTGAAACGTCCTCTTTCTTCTTGTATAATATAATTACTTCTCCTTTATTTCTATCATATTTTGTTATACGGTAACTGACCTTAACCTGGTGGTTACGGCTAGTTACTGTATAACAAAAACTAAAAAAATATAATATCCTCCACGTAAGTGTCGGGGGATATTTTTATTTCTTTTACAATACTTTTCCAAAACACCTGCTTGTCTTGTTCGCCTAACTGCATATACATATCTTTCCAACCGTCAGGAAATCTGCTTTGTATTTTTTTCTTAGTTTCTAGTTCTTCCGTTGCGGCGGTCTGGGATAGTTCTTTTAATTCCTTTGATATAGCCTCATATCTTTCGTCATAGTATTCTTCTGTTATCCTGCCTTTCTCAAACATTTTATTAATTCTTCCCAACTCACTGGATAATTTTTTCTTTCTTTTTCCCACATCGTTTCCAGCCGCCTTCACACGACCTTCTGCTCTTAATACATCTAACTGTATTTTTTCTTCGATGTGATCGAGCATATATGTTTCTAATTTTTTTTCTGATCGCGTGTAGGTCTTGTGCTTTTGTGCGACAGAGTGGGGGCAGTGATATACTTTGTACTTTTTTCCTTTTTTGCCTATTGCACACCCGGAAAGCCTACAGCCGCAAAGCGGGCATTTCATCAGGCCAGAAAAAATATAAATACGCCTCTTGCAATCCGTCCAAGTTTTTTGACTGGATACCTCGCTAATTTTTTGTGCTTGCTCCTCTGTGATGTACGGCTCACAGTAGTTTTTTACTCCATACATTTCACCGCGATAAGCTGGGCTAGACATAATCTTAACCAACCTCGTTCTGGTTCTTACAAAACCAGGGTATTTACTTAAAATATAGTCTGCGGTTCCTGCTTTCGAGAAAGTCTGGAAATAATGCTCAAACATATCCTCAATTATTCCTCGCGTCTTTTCATCTTTTACAATCTTTTTCCCTTCTATGCGATAACCTACCGGCACTTTTCCGCCAATATATTCCTTGTTGTTCCGTTTAAATTCCATAACAGACCGTATTTTTTCGCTGTCTCTGTCTGCCTCTGCCTGCGCTACGGACAGCATAATATTTACTTTAAATATTCCCTGACTTGTTTCTGTCTCATAATCCTCCCAGATAGCTCTCCAAGGCACTTTACACGCGTCAAGGACACTTTGTACCTCATAATACCCTGCAACGGCTCTAAACCACCTGTCAAGGCGTGTGAAGAGTATTATGTCAATCTTACATTGCTTGCAATCCTCAAGTAACTGCAAAAGAGCAGGGCGTTTTGTGTATTTTTTACGTGCAGATATGCCGGCATCGTTATAAATGCCAGCAACCGTATAACCTTGCTCCTCACAATATTTTTCAAGCGCATCTATCTGTGAATCAACGGACAATCCGCTGTTCTTCTGCTCTTGCGTGCTTACTCGCACATATAAAGCGGCTCTTTTCATTTATTTCCTTTCCTGCCTTCGTACCTCCGGGGCGGGTGCTGCTATCTACATACAACTAAGCCTGTCTATTAGCTTTTTTCTAAGCTTTTCGTATTTCTCAGTTATTTCTTCACTGTCCGGAAAGTTAACCAAGCGAAAACAAGCATTTTCAAATTCGTTAACCAATGCTATGTTTTCGTATCTTTTTAATTCCATAGTTTTTTGTGGCAAATCGTCATAAAAAACTTTTAAATCGACACCTAGAGCGCCTGCGATTTTTGATAAGGTCTCTACCTTTGGCTTCTTTTTTCCGACTTCGTACTGGTAAATCATGGCAGCTGAAACACCTAGACATTTAGCAAGTGCCGCCTGTGAAACTCCCTTTTGTAGGCGCACAGTTTTGATTTTTTCTCCTATCATTGACAAAGTTACATCTTCTAATGCTTTTTCTATTGCATTTCGGCACTGTTCTTGGTTAAAATCTTCGACACCTTCATATTCTCGACTTGGTACGGTATCAGCGAAAGTGTAAAAGTATGGCTCGCCGCTTTTTGTGTAATTATATCCAAGATTTAAAGCGGCAGCAAGTTTGGCTACTGTATCTTTCTTCGGATTTAATCTCCCGTATTCATAGCGTTGAATGGTATATGTCGAAAGTCCGCTTTTTTTACCAAGCTCTTCTTGTGTTAACCCCTGCCTTTTTCGCGCTTGTCTTAATCTATCTGAAAAACTCATAATTTTTTCACCTCTCTATATCTCCTCTCTTGATTTAATCATATTGTACATGATAATGACTATTATGTCAATAAAAAAATACACGAAAATATATTATTTTTTATATTCTACGATGTCGCACACCTGGCAGTCCAATTTCTCGCACAAATACATAATTGTATCTATATTCACGTTCCTGTCGTGCCGCAGCTTGTTGACCAGTGCCGGGGAAAGATTAAAACTTTCCTTATCTAATAGGTTGGAACGCTTTAACCCTCTGCGTTCTAACGTGTCCCATAAATTACTATATGAGATACTACCTTTATATATGTTACTTCTTTTTCTTGCTCGTGTTTCCATTTCGAAACCTCCTTTAATCGTTATAAATATATAGTACATTATTTTGAAATAAATATCAAGAAAAAAATAATATATTTTCGTGTATTTTTCTCTTGACATAATAGTCACTATCGTGTATAATGTGAGTAAATCAAGAGAGGAGATACAAAGAAATGAAGAAATATAATTTATCAAAAATCATGAAAAGAGCGTGGGAGTTAGTTAAAAAGGCAGGTCTTTGCATCTCCGAAGGATTAAAATTAGCATGGAAGGAAGCAAAGAACATGGAAGAAACAATGGAGGAAAAGCTTATCCGCCTTGGCTATAAGGTGTGGGAGAAGGGCGACATGAAACGTATATATATTAATGACTTTCAGAAATATTTGGAAGTCGAAGAAACTAATACGCCAGCAGCAATGGGACGTGGAAGAATCATTAATGGCATCTGCACAGATGAATATAAAAGCTTTGCGCAGCGTCAAGCGTTAAACCTTATTGACTGGGGATTTGGAGCTAAATTGTATTACGACTGTAAAAAAGAAGACTGGTTTTGTAAGAATCCGGGAGGAAGTTTAATTAAAAAAATCCTCTGGACAGTTGCTGACAAAATAGAATCTTTATAATAAATACACGACCGGCGGCGGAATCCGCCGGAGAAAGAAAGACGAGGAAAAATTATTATGTTGGAAATTTTAAGAAGAGAATTAACAGGGAACACAGTATCACTTTATGAATTAGACGAAATCATGACAAGGCTTGGGTGCCCTTCTGAACTGGACTGGATAAACGATGAGGGCGCGTGGGATGATGTTTTAAAGGATAAAAATATCTTTTATAAAGTTCCTGATTCTGACGACCATTTTGCAATTTCTTTCGAAATTGAAAGCGAGTACAATCCGGAGGAAGAAAGTGCAGATTGCACACTTGTTAATATCGTTAATATAGAGGTTCAGTAATTAAGTGCCCGCCCCGGAGGTTACGAGGGCAGAGGAGAGTAATATGCAAGAATTAAAATTTAATAAAAGAAGAAAATTAGACAGATTCTTAGCCACTTTGCCTAAAGACATGGTTTTTAAGTCCAATAATGAGTTCCGCATAAAAATGCCAAACGGATACATTGGTATTGGGTATTATTACCATGATTATCATGCATTTGGAGGACATCGTAATTCTGAATACAATACTATACAAGAAAACATAGATGCAGTAAAAGAACTTATTGACAAATACGGTAAAGGAGAGTAGGATATAGATAAGGTTTTTAATAGCTCCATTTTGGGATGTAAATGTTAGCTTAGTTTTGTACCTTAAAAACATTAATAGTTCCATTCTGGAAGGCAAAGCACTTGTTTCGACAGGTGCTTTTTTATTATCTTGAGGAAAAAAGAAAAGAGAGAAGAATTGATTCCTCCCTCTTGTTGGTTGTCCTATTAGTAGACTAATTATTTTAAATTAATAGTTATCTTCTTGTCTGTCCAGAACGAAGCACTATACTCTAAAATCACTTTCTTTGCATCTTTTGGCACTTCGTAATATGCTGTAAAGCTCACGTTCTTTCCTGGAGACAAATTAGTGTTAACAAAATCGCTGTCCCCTATGTATTGCTGCTCGCAAGCTGAATTATCTGCATAGCATTCGCAATCAGATACAGACACATATTTGTCGCCTTTTTCTGCGATGTTTTCGCAAGTAAAGTCTACGGCCACATATTCGCATCCATCTTTTGGAGTAAAATACTCTCCGGCATCATATCCAAATTCAGCCTTTTTAGCAGTTACTTTTAAACCGTCATTCTCAAAAGATTCACCAACCTTTACGCTGTCTTTCTCTTTTGTTTCTTCCTTTTTGGCAGTTTCTTTCTTGGCTGCTGTTGTTGCGGTGGTACTCTTTGTCTGAGGATCAGTGGAAGAACTGTCATCGTCACCACCACCCATTGCCATTCCTAAAACAGCCAGAACGATGATAATGATAATTACCCATTTCAGCTTGCCGCCCTGTTTCTTCCGGCAATGAGGACACACTTTAGCTTTTGCGTCAATTTCTTCTTTGCAATACTTGCAAACTTTAGTTTTTTCCTTGCTCATATTTTCTGCTCCTTTTTTTATTATTATTATATTAATAATTTAGGTAAAATTATACAGAATATTGAATAAAATATCAAGGGATTTGCTGAAAATAATGTCCAAAATGAATAAATGAGATACGCGCATCATATAATGCAGTAAAGATTTGATAACGGGAGGGGTTGCATGGATTACAGAAAAGAAATTATTAAAATGCTTGATATGGCAGATGAGCGTTGTTTACGGCTCATCTACATACACATCAAGGCTTTACTGGGGCTGAAATAATCAGCCCTTTTTGTTTTCCTGCATTAACTCCACCATTTTCTGTAGAACTTCCCAGTCAGATTCATCTAACGCCGAAAGCATCGAAATAAATTTCTTTTTAAAAGAATCTTCCTCGCTTTTCAGTACATTACCGACAAAGTTTTCTATCTGTTCATCTCTTGTTAATTCGATGAACATTTCACCGTTTCCGGTTCGTAGCCAATCCTCATTGACGTTAAATTTGGTACATATGTCCTGTATTGTTCTTTCACTAGGCTGTTTAACCCCTGAACATAATTGTGATACAAAAGCCTGTGATACATTAAGCTTTTCAGCAAAAGCTGTTTTTTTCATTCCAAGACTCTTTATCAGATAATCAATTCTTTCGTTAAGACGATTCATTTTTGACACCTCCTTTCTAATTAGTATAGTACACCATGGTAATTACAAAGTCAACAAAAAATATAACTGAGTTATAAAAAACTGTTGACAATATATCTGGGTTATGGTAAAGTATAACTAAGCTAAGAAACACAAGACGACCACACAGGAGGGAAGCAGGATGAAATTATACGATATTTTAATGGTAATCGACAATAGCACATTAATTAGAATAGTAGTAGCAATGTTTGGTATGGAGTTCGAAGCAGAGCACTATGCGGACTACTTTTTGGGTTGTGAAACGGACGAGCTTTTAGACAAAAGAGTTACTGAAATGAGAGTGACAGAAAAAAATGGGCTTGAAATTATTTTAGAAAATAAATAGCCGAAACGGTCAGAAATGACCGTCTGCCGGAGACGACCTCCCGGTACTGATGATGGTAGGTCAAGAAAGAGAGGTGCTGAAAATGTCAGAAAAAGAAAAACAGATTCTTGAAGCTATAACAAAAGCTATTCCTAATATGTCTGAATTTAACAAAGGCTATTTGCTTGGTATGGGCGAAGCGATGGCAAGCAATAAAAAACAGGAATGTGAAGAACAGAAAGAAGGCGATTAAATGAACGGTATTACAACATTTGAAAACCTTGAGTTTGGAGCAATTCGAACTCAGATAATTAACAACGAGCCGCATTTCTGCCTGCCAGATGTTTGCAGAGCGTTAGAAATTAAAAATATCAGTCAGTTAAAAACCAGACTGAATAAAGATGGGGTCATTATTAGTGAGGTCATCGACAGTGTAGGAAGAAAACAAAATGCAAACTTTGTGAATGAACTCAACCTTTACAAAGTAATCTTCCAGAGCCGCAAAGAAAGTGCAGAACGCTTTACTGACTGGGTAGCCGGAGAAGTTCTTCCGTCCATCAGAAAGACAGGGAGCTACCAGAAACAGCTATCCCCTCAAGAAATGATGCGTATTCAGTTGGGCATGATAGACGACCACGAAGACCGTATTAAGAACCTTGAGAGCAACATGGTAATTGACTACGGACAACAACAGACATTGCGACAGCACGTCAATAAAGCTGTTTTAAACGCATTAGGCGGCAAGGATACAGAAGCATATGCATACATCAGTAAAGTTGTATTTGCAGAGTGTAACAGGGATTTGCAAGACCGGTTT